ATGTCCGATACGAAGGCCGTTTCCGGTCTTTCCGCCTTTGCCGGCGAGGCGCGGGCGGCCTGGACGGCGCGCTCCTATCCGGCGCTGGCGCGCGAAGGCTTCATGCGCAATCCGGTGGCCCACCGCGCCGTGCGCATGATCGCCGAGTCCGCCGCCGCCGTGCCTTGGCTGGTCTATGAGGGCGAGCGCGAGATCGAGGCGCATCCGCTCGTCGATCTTCTGGCCCGTCCCAACGCACGCATGGGCGGGCCGGATTTCTTCGAGGCGCTCTACGGGCATTTGATGCTGTCGGGCAATGCCTATGTGCAGCCGGTGCTGGCGGCGGGACGCTTGCGCGAGGTGCATCTCCTGCGGCCGGACCGGGTCAGCGTCGTCGCCGGCGCCGATGGCTGGCCGATCGGCTATGATTATCGCATCGGCAATGCCGTCCGGCGCTTTGCCGCCGAGCCGGCGGAGGGGTTGGGGCTCCTGCATCTGAAGCTGTTCCATCCGCTCGACGACCACATCGGCTTTCCGCCGCTGGCCGCCGCGCAAACGGCGCTCGACCTGCACAATGCCGCCGCCACCTGGAACAAGGCGCTGCTCGACAATTCCGCCCGTCCCTCCGGCGCGCTGGTCTACCAGCCGAAGGAGGTCGGCAATCTCTCGCCCGATCAATACGAGCGGCTGAAGGCGGAACTGGAGAATGGTTATGCAGGCGCCGTGCGCGCCGGAAGGCCGCTGCTGCTCGAAGGCGGGCTCGACTGGAAGACGATGAGCCTTTCGCCGCGCGACATGGATTTCATCGAGGCGCGCAACGGCGCGGCGCGCGATATCGCGCTCGCCTTCGGCGTGCCGCCGATGCTGGTCGGCATTCCCGGCGACGCCACCTATGCCAATTACCAGGAAGCCAACCGCGCCTTCTACCGCCTGACGGTGCTGCCGCTGATCCAGCGCATCGGCGCCAGTCTCTCCGCCTGGTTGTCGCCGGTCTACCGCGAAAGCCTGCGTCTGGAACCCGATCTCGACCGCATCGCCGGGCTCTCGGCCGAACGCGATGCGCTCTGGGCGCGGGTCGGGGGTGCGAGCTTCCTCACCGAGGAAGAGAAGCGTCAGGCCGTCGGATACTGAAGTAAATTCAGGGACCTGGCTTCAGCGGCGGAATCGGTTTCCGAGCCGGTTGAATCGCCGTGTGAGGCGCTTGACACCCTACGCGAGAAAACGCGGCCAGGTGCTTTCTTCGACTCCGAAATCGTCTTTCGCGCCTGCGAAATGATGCTCGAAACGTAAGCATAGTCTAACCGGAGGATGTTAACGATGGCTGACTTCGGCAATGAGCCGGGCCTTTGGGCCGCGCGTGCGGCAGGCGCATCGGCGGGGGCTGCCGTCTCGCTGATCTACCTGCTGCCGCAAAGCCGCCGCGAGGCGGCCGGACGCTTCTTCACCGGCCTGACCTGCGGCCTGATCTTCGGCGCTCCCACGGGGGCATGGCTGATCGACCGCATGCAGCTTGCCGGCCAGATGTCGCCCTTCGAAACGCTGCTGGCCGGCTCGGCGGCGGCGAGCCTCGGCGCCTGGTGGGCGCTCGGCATTCTCGCCCGCATCGCCGGCCGCTACGGCGCTCGCCCCGAGCGCTGATCCCTTTCAATCCCAGGAGACATTCATGAGGAACGCTGATCGCGGGCCGCGCCCCGCCACGACCCGTTTCGCCGCCCTGACGCTGAAGGGCGTCAGCGGCGAGGGGCGGTTTTCCGGCTATGCCAGCCTGTTCGGCGAGGTCGATCTCGGCAAGGATGTCATCGAGCGCGGCGCTTTTTCCCGCTCGCTGACGGAGCGCGGCTCGGGCGGCGTGCGCATGCTGTTCCAGCACGACCCGGCCGAACCCATCGGCGTCTGGACCACGATCCGCGAGGATGCGCGCGGCCTTTATGTCGAGGGCCAGCTCGCCACCGGCGTCGCCCGCGCCCGCGAGGTGCACCAGCTGATGAAAAGCGGCGGGCTGGACGGCCTGTCGATCGGTTTCCAGACGGTGCGCGCCCGCAACGACGCCAAGGGCGGCATCCGCCGCATCCTGGAGGCCGATCTCTGGGAGATCTCGGTCGTCACCTTTCCGATGCTGCCTTCGGCACGCGTCTCCAACGTCAAGCATGCCCGCTGGTTTCGCGATGCCGAAACCGAGCTGGCCCGCACGCTGCGCCGCGCCGCGCGCAACCTCTTCAAACCCCGTCAGCCCTCGAAAGGATAGCTGCATGAGTGAAGCCACGCACAAGAATCCCGCGCCGGAAATCAAGGCCGTGCCGGACAATGTCAACGCCGCCTTCGACGAGTTCATGTCGGCCTTCGAGAGTTTTCGCGAGGTCAACGATCGTCGCCTCGACGAGATCGAAACCAAGCTGACCGACGACGTCGTCACCCGCGAGCGCGTCGAGCGCATCAACCGCGCCATGGACGAGCAGAAAAGCCTGCTCGACCAGCTCGTGGTCAAAAAGGCCCGCCCGCCGCTGGGCCGTGGCGGCGGCATCGAGGCGAGCGAGCACAAGGCCGCCTTCGACGCCTATATCCGCCGTGGCGACGAGGGCGCGCTTCGCGATCTCGAAGCCAAGGCGTTTTCCGGTGGGACCGGCGCGGATGGCGGCTATCTGGTGCCGCCGGAAACCGATACGGAAATCGGCCGCCGCCTGTCGGTGGTCTCTCCCATCCGGTCGCTCGCGACGGTGCGGCAGGTGTCGTCGGCCGTGCTGAAGAAGCCGTTCTCGCTGAGCGGCCTCTCCTCCGGCTGGGTGGCGGAAACGGCGGCGCGGCCGCAGACCGGCACGCCGCAGCTTGCCGAACTGTCCTTCCCGACCATGGAGCTTTACGCCATGCCGGCCGCGACGCAATCGCTTCTCGACGACGCCGCCGTCGATATCGAGGCCTGGATTTCGGCCGAGGTCGATATCGTCTTCGCCGAGCAGGAGGGCGCTGCCTTCGTCGCGGGCGACGGCACCAACAAGCCGAAGGGGTTCCTGTCCTATGCCACGGTCGCCGAAAGCGGCTGGAGCTGGGGCAATGTCGGCTATATCGCCTCCGGTGCGGCCGGCGCCTTCAAGACCAGCGGCCCTTCTGACGTGTTGATCGACACGATCTATGCGCTGAAGGCCCGCTATCGCCAGAATGCCGGCTTCGTCATGAACCGCAAGACGCAGGCCGAGATCCGCAAGTTCAAGGATGCCGACGGCAATTACCTGTGGCGTCCGCCCGTCGCCGCCGATCAGCCGGCCTCGCTGATGGGCTTTGCGGTGACGGAAGCCGAGGACATGCCGGATATCGCGGCCAACGCGCTGTCCATCGCCTTCGGTGATTTCCGCGCCGGCTATCTGGTCGTGGACCGCACCGGCGTGCGCATCCTGCGCGATCCCTTCTCCGCCAAGCCCTATGTGCTGTTCTACACCACCAAGCGCGTCGGCGGCGGGGTGCAGGATTTCGAGGCGATCAAGCTGGTGAAGTTCGCCGCGAGCTGAGCCTTTCGCGGTTCTGCCGCAGGCGCGGCGCTTCGACGCCGCGCCTGCATCCTTTCCCAATATCCGGAGATATCCATGACCTATGCCCTGATCGCGCCGCCGGCGGCGGAGCCGTTGACGCTGGCCGAGGTAAAGGCGCATCTGCGCCTCGACGGTGACGACGAGGATGGCCTGCTGACAGGCCTGATCCGCACCGCCCGCGAACATCTGGAACGCATGAGCGGGCTGGCGCTGATCAGCCAGGGCTGGCGGCTTTATCTCGATCGCTGGCCGGACGGGCCAGCTCGGATCGGCAAGGCGCCGGTGCGCGCGATCGACGCGGTGACGGTCTATGACGCGGCCGGCGATGCTGTCAGCGTCGCGCTCGGCGGCCATGTGCTTGACGGCGAGGCGATGCCGGCGCGACTGATGATGGCGCAAAACCCGGCCACGGCACGCGCCGTCAACGGCATCGAGATCGATTTCACCGCCGGCTTCGGCACCGCCGTCGACGTGCCGGACGGGCTGAAGCGGGCGATGCTGACCCATATCGCCCAGATGTTCGCCTGCCGCGGGGCCGTCGCGCCGGAGAACCAGCCGGCAGTCATTCCCGACGGCTACGAGCGGCTGGTGGCGCCCTGGCTGCCTCGGAGGCTTTGACGATGCGCCTTGCCTTTCTCGATCCCGGCCAGTTTTCCGCAAGGCTGGAGCTGGAAGCGCCGGTCGCCACGCCCGACGGGCAGGGCGGCGCGGATATCGCCTGGCATCCCGTCGCCGCGCTCTGGGCGCTGGTCGAGCCGGTGAGCCAGGCATTCAGCGAGATTGCCGGTGCGGAAGCCGCGACGATCAGCCATCGCATCTGGCTGCGGTTTCGCGCCGATCTCGCCGCCGGCCAGCGGCTGCGCAAGGGTGCGCGGGTCTTTTCCATCCGCACCGCCCGCGATCCCGACGAGAGTCGCCGCTATCTCGTCTGTTACTGTGAGGAGGAGGGCCGATGAGCGCCTCGAATGCCCTGCTGCGGGCCATCCACGCCCGGCTTTCCGGCGATGCCGTGCTGACGGCGATGATCGGCGTGGATGCCATTCACGACCGGTTGCTCGACCGGCCGCGTCTCCCCTGTATCGTCGTCGCGGACCTGCGCAGCGAGGACTTTTCGACCGCGACCGAGTCCAGCGAGGAGCATTTTTTGACGCTCGAAGCCTGGTCGGACGACCAGGGCCAGCGCGCGGCGCAGGAGATCGCGGCCCGGCTGCGCGTCCTATTGCATGATGCCGATCTGACGCTTGCCGGCGCGACGCTCGTCAATCTGCAGCATCGCGCGACACGGGCGCGGCGCGAGCCGAAAATGCGCCGTCACGTCGCCGAAATGCGGTTTCGCGCTGTCACCGAGTGACTTTCCGATCGCAATTGCGCTTCACGCTCCGGCTGGAATCGCTTTGGCGCGCCGGATCACGATCCACAACGCCAGCGTCAGCAAAAGCGACAGGATCGACAACGCCGTGATGGTGACGATGACGGCATCGAGCCCGAGGCGGTCGAGAATGCCGGTGAAGACGACGGGTGCCACGGCGCTCGCCAGGTTTTGCGGCAGCGACAGCCGCGCCGACTGCATGCCGAATTCCCGCCGTGAAAAGACGAGCAGCGGCAGCAGCGCCCGCGCCACGGTGATGACGCCGGTGCCGAAACCATAGAGCACGACGAAGCCGACGAGCAGCGGCGGCGCATCGCCGGCGAAGGCAAGCATGGCGAAGCTCACCACCAGCATCAGAATGCCGGCGGTCGTGCCGATCAGCGGGCTGCTGCGCCGGCCGAGCAGCATGTCGAGGAAGCGCGCGGCAATGCCCATGACCCCGCGCAGCGAGCCGAGTTCCAGTGCGAGGGAGGGCGAGGCGCCCGACAGGCTGAGGATATGCAGGAGCGACGGCGTCAGGCCATATGTGACGAAGGTCGCCAGCATGGTCGAGACGGCGATCAGCAGGAAGGCGGCGAGCCGCTGCCGGTCGCTGAGGGCGATCGGGGCGATGTCGTGGCCTTCGTCGGCCGTTGCCGTCCCGCCGGGGCGCGGCAGGGCGAAGAGATGCAGCGGCAGGCAGACGCAGAGATGGATGAACGCGGTGGCGACGAAGGTCATCCGCCAGCCGATATGCGCCTGCACCACATCCAGCAGCGGCCAGAAGATGGCGCTGGACAGGCCGGTGAACAGCATCAGGATGGCGATGACCCGCCCCGCGCGCAAACCCTCGCGCTCGACGATGGCCGTATAGGCAGGTGACGACAGGCCGAACGCCCCGCCGAGGCCAATGATCGCCCAGGCAAGCATATAACCGATCAGGCCTTGCGCGGCAGAGAGCGCCAGAAGGCCGAGGAAGAACACGACGGAACCGGCAGCCAGCACATTGCGCGCGCCAAAACGGTTCAGCAGCCGGCCGGTCGCCGGGCCGGCGACGGCGCTGACCAGCATCATCACCGATATGCCGAGAAAGATTACCTCGTTGGCGAGCTTGAGGTCAGGCGCGATGATGCGGCCCATGACGCCGAGCATGTCGAAAGTCGTGCCCCAGCCGATGAGTTGGGTCACGGCCAGCACGGCGATGGTGACCGCCGGGCGGCGGTCGGCGGGAACAGGCGGCATTGTCTTTCGGAATCCGGCGCTATCGGGCGGCCGGGTCTAGCACGCTTCGCCGGCCGCCGCATCCGGCCAGGGCGGAAATTTCAATCCCCAAGCTATGAGGACAAACCACATGGTCGCTCAAAAGGGCAAGGATCTGCTTCTGAAGGTCCATAACGGCTCCGCCTACGAGACGGTGGCGGGCCTGCGCTCCAAGCGGCTCGGCTTCAATGCCGAGACCGTCGACATCACCGATGCGGAAAGCGCCGGGCGGTGGCGCGAGCTTCTCGCCGGCGCCGGTGTGCAGCGCGCAACGCTGTCGGGCGCCGGCATCTTCAAGGATGCGGCCTCCGACGCGACGCTGCGAGCCGCGCTGTTTGCCGGCACGATCCTCGACTGGCAGATCGTCATTCCCGATTTCGGGACGGTGACCGGCCCGTTCCAGATCACCGCTCTCGAATATTCCGGGCAGCACAATGGCGAACTGCAGTTCGAGCTGGCGCTGGAATCCGCCGGCGCCATCAGCTTCGGAGCGTTGTGATGACAGGGCACCATGGTGTGGGCATGGGACGCGCCAACCGGCGGCGCGGCGAAGTCGAGGCGGTCATCGATGGCGAGCGCCGCATTCTCTGCCTGACGCTGGGCGCGCTGGCGGAGCTGGAGACAGCTTTTGCCGCCGATAATCTCGCCGATCTCGCCGCCCGTTTCGAAAGCGGACGGCTGCGGGCGGTCGACATCATCCGCCTCGTCGGCGCCGGGCTTCGCGGCGGCGGCAATGTGGTGTCCGACGACGACGTGGCGATGGCCGATATCGAGGGTGGCATCGCCGGCTGCGCGGCCATCGTCCGCGATCTCCTGACCGCGACGTTTCTCGATCCACAGACGGAGGCTGCCCCGCCGCGCCCTTGAGCGCCGCGGCAGGTGAGGCGCGGCCGACGCCCTTTCCCTGGGAGAGGGCCATGCATGCCGGCCTCTGCCTGTTGCGGCTCGATCCCGCCTGCTTCTGGGCGATGACACCCCGCGAGCTCCACGCCGCCACCGGCGGCTTGACCCCCGCTTCGGGCGCGCCGGATCGCGAGGCGCTCACCGCGCTGATGCGACAGTTTCCGGACCGGCCTGAAAGGATATGAGCATGGACGACCAGTCCCTCGACGACATGACCCGCAATGCTTCGGCGCTTGGCGAGGTTCTGACCGACCTCGAAACCCGCTCGCGCGCCTTCGGCTCGGTGCTATCCGGGGCGTTGCGGCAGGCGGCCAGCGGCAGCAAGAGCCTTGAAGATATCTTGCGCGGCGTCGGCACACGGCTTGCCGATATCGCGCTTTCGGTCGGGCTGAAGCCGCTGGAAGGGCTGGTCGGCAATGCCGTCTCCGGCCTTGCCGGCAATCTTGGCTCGCTCTTCGCCTTTTCGCGCGGCGGCGTGCCGGGCCGGGTGACGCCGTTTGCCGAAGGCGGCATCGTTTCCGCGCCGACCTATTTTTCGATGGAAGGCGGGCATGGCCTGATGGGCGAGGCCGGCGCCGAGGCCATCCTGCCGCTGAAACGCGGTTCCGATGGCGCGCTCGGCGTCGCCGCCGCTGCCGGTGGCGGCACCAGCATCGTCTTCAACATCACCACTCCCGACGCCGAAAGCTTCCGCCGCAGCGAAGGCCAACTCTCCGCCATGCTCGCCCGCAGCGTCGGGAAAGGGCAGCGGAATATTTGAGGAAAGAAACATGCCGGGATTTCATGAAGTGCGGTTTCCGCTGCGGCTGTCGCTATCGACCAGCGGCGGACCGGAGCGGCGGACGGATATCGTCAATCTGACCAATGGGCGTGAAAGCCGCAACCGGCGCTGGCGTGGGGCGCGGCGCTCCTACGACGCGGGATCGGGGGTGCGCTCCATCGACGATCTCTATGAGGTCGCGGCGTTTTTCGAGGCGAGGAGCGGGGCGCTTTACGGGTTTCGGTTTCGCGATCCGTTCGATGACAAGTCGTGTCCGCCGGGGGAGAGCGTTTCGGCGATGGACCAGCTTCTGGGAACCGGGGATGGGACGCGGACGGACTTTCAGCTCCTCAAGACCTATGCGGATGCCGGCGGCGGGGTCGAGCGGGTGATCGCCAAGCCGGTGGCGGGGACGGTGGTGGTTTCCGTCGCGGGCAGCCTGGCGCCGCCCTGGGATTTTGCCTGCGATCCGGCGACTGGGGTTGTCGTCTTCTCCACGCCTCCGGCGGCGGGGGCGGCGGTGCGGGCGGGGTTCGTCTTCGACGTGCCGGTGCGCTTTGCCACCGACCGCATCGATATCAGCCTGCAATCCTTCAAGGCCGGCCGCATTCCTTCCATTCCCCTGATCGAGATCACGCCATGAGAGAGATTCCGGTCCCGCTTGCCGCCCATATCGCCGAGGGCGCGACCACGCTCTGCCATGCCTGGCGGGTGATCCGCCGCGACGGCACCGTCTTCGGCTTCACCGAGCATGACGGCGACCTGATGTTTGCCGCCACGCATTTCGCCGCCGCCAGCGGCTTTTCCGCCAGCGATGCGGAGTCCGAAGCCGGCCTGGCCGCGACGACCGCGGACGTCGCCGGCGGTTTTTCCAGCGAGGCCATCACCGAAGCCGACCTGACGGACGGGCGTTACGACGGGGCGCGGGTGGAGGTCTATCTCGTCAACTGGGCAAAGCCTGAGCAGCACATGCTGCTGCGGGTGCAGGAGATTGGCGAGGTGACCCGAAGCGACGGCGATTTTCGCGCCGAATTGCGCAGTTTTACGCATAAGCTCGGACGCGATCAGGGCCGCATCTATGGGCGACGTTGCGACGCGACGCTGGGCGACCGGCGCTGCGGCGTCGATCTCCCGGCCTATCGCGGCAGCGGCGTGGTGACGGCTGTCATTGACGGCCAGACGGTGAGGGTTTCGGGGATTTCCGGTTTTGCGGCCGGCTTCTTCCGCTACGGCGTTTTGAAATTCACGGGCGGTCCACTCTCCGGCTTGTCCTTCGATATCGACGACCACAGGCTTGAGGAAGGGGCGGTGGCGCTGACCTTCTGGCTGCCGCTGCCGCGCCCCGTGACGTCAGGGGCGGCGTTCGAGGTCACGGCGGGCTGCGACAAGGCGTTTTCCACCTGCCGGGCGAAATTCGCCAACCAGCTTAATTTCCAAGGATTTCCGCATATTCCAGGCTCGGATTTCGCCTACTCCTATGCGGATGGCGAGACCGTGCATGACGGGCGGGCGCTGTTCGAATGAGCGGCGTCGGCGAAAAAGTTTTGTCGGTGGCCGAAATGTGGATCGGCACGCCCTATCGCCATCAGGGATCGCGGCGCGGCATCGGCTGCGATTGCCTGGGCCTCGTGCGCGGCATCTGGCGGGATTTGTATGGCAGCGAGCCGGAACCGCCCACGCCTTACGCGCCCGATTGGGCGGAACGCTGCGGCGAGGAGCGGCTGCTGGAAGCGGCCGGGCGGCATTTCCTGCCTGTCGATGCGATGCAGGCCGGCGATCTGCTGATCTTCCGCTGGCGGGCGGCTTATGCGGCAAAGCATGCCGGCATCTTCTGCGGCGAGGCGCATTTCATCCATGCCTATGAGCAGGCGGCGGTGATCCGCTCGCCGCTGACGCCTTCCTGGCGCCGGCGCATCGCCGGCATCTTCCGCTTTCCCGAACTTTGAGGTGATCCAATGGCGACCATTCTGTTTCAGGCGGCGGGTGCGGCGCTGGGCGGCGTCTTCGGGCCGGTCGGCGCGATCATCGGCCGTGCCGCCGGGGCGCTCGCCGGCAATGTCGTCGACCGGGCGCTGATCAACGGCACCCGCACCATCTCCGGCCAGCGTCTGGCGACGGCGCGCATTCCCGGCGCCGATGACGGCACCTCCATCAACCGTCTCTACGGCACCGCCCGCATCGGCGGCACGCTGATTTGGGCGACGCGGTTCGAGGAAGAGGTGTCCGTCGAGCGCGCCGGCGGCAAGGCGACGGGGCCGCGCGTCGAAAATTTCCGCTATTACGCCAATCTCGCCATCGGCCTGTGCGAAGGCGAGATCGCCAGCGTTCGCCGCGTCTGGGCAGATGGGCGCGAGATCGACCTGACGAATATCGAGATGCGGGTGCATAACGGCAGCCGCGACCAGCTGCCCGATCCGCTGATCGAGGCGAAGCAGGGGACAGGCAAGGCGCCGGCCTATCGCGGGCTGGCCTACGTCGTCTTCGAGCGGCTGCCGCTCGACACCTTCGGAAACCGCATTCCGCTGTTCCAGTTCGAGGTGCTGCGCACCGTCGGTCGGCTCGAAAGCCAGATCCGGGCGATCACCGTTATTCCGGGATCGACCGAGCATGGCTATTCCACCGTGCAGGTGACCGAAAGCCTCGGGCCGGGCAGTGTCCGCACCATGAACCGCCATAACCTCACGCATGCGACGGACTGGGCCGCCTCCATCGACGAATTGACGGCTGTCTGCCCAAATCTGGAAAGCGTGGCGTTGGTCGTCTCCTGGTTCGGCACGGATTTGCGGGCGGGACATTGCCGCATCCTGCCGGGCGTCGAGACACTGGGGCGCGAGGAAGAAAGCATTCCGTGGATCGTCTCCGGCATTCCGCGCAGCGATGCGCATCTGATCAGCACCAGCAATGGCGGGCCAGCCTATGGCGGCACGCCCAACGACGCCAGCGTCGTGACGGCCATCGCCGATCTCAAGGCGCGCGGCCTGAAGGTGTTTCTCTATCCCTTCCTGATGATGGACGTGCCGCTCGGCAATGGCCTGCCCGATCCGCATGGCGGGGCGGAGCAGGCGGTCTATCCCTGGCGCGGGCGCATCACCTGTCATCCCGCGCCAGGCCGGCCGGGCTCGCCGGATCGAAGTGCGGCCATCCGCACGGCGGTTTCCGCCTTTTGCGGCGATACGGCGGTCGGGGATTTCACGGTCATGGGGACGGAAGTCACCCATACCGGGACGGCGCAAGGCTATCGCCGGCTGGTGCTGCATTATGCCCACCTTGCAAAAGCGGTCGGCGGGGTCGATGGTTTCATCATCGGCTCGGAATTGCGCGGGCTGACGCAATTGCGCGACGAGACCAATGCCTTTCCTTTCGTGCAGGCGCTGGTGACGCTGGCCGGCGAAGTGCGCGGCCTGCTGGGGCCGGCGGCGAAGCTGACCTACGGCGCCGACTGGACCGAATATTTCGGTTATCACCCGCAGGATGGCAGCGGCGACGTTTATTTCCATCTCGATCCGCTCTGGGCCTCGCCGGCCATCGATGCGGTCGGGATCGACAATTACATGCCGCTCTCCGATTGGCGCGACGCCGATCTCTTGGCGGAAAACCCGGATGGCGCGCGCACGGCCGACGATCCGGTGTCGCTGAAGGCAGCGGTGGCCTCGGGCGAGGGGTTCGACTGGTACTACGCCAGCGACGCCGACCGCAAGGCCAGGCTGCGCAGCCCGATCACCGATGGTCTCGCGGCAAAGCCCTGGGTCTTCCGTTACAAGGACATCCATGGCTGGTGGTCGAACCGGCATTATGACCGTATCGGCGGCGCGGAGGCGGGAACGCCAACCGCATGGCTTGCGGGCATGAAGCCGGTATGGCTGACCGAACTCGGCTGCCCGGCCATCGACAAGGGTGCGAACCAGCCGAATGTTTTCGTCGATCCGAAATCCTCGGAGAGTTTTGCGCCCTATTTCTCCAACTGGATGCGGCTCGACAGCATGCAGCGCCGGTTTCTGGAGGCCCATCACGATCACTGGACGGGGGCGGACGCGCCGGCCGGGATGCTGGATGCGTCGAAGTCCTTCGTCTGGACCTGGGATGCGCGGCCGTTCCCGGCTTTCCCGCAGGAAAAGAAGGTGTGGAGCGATGGTAGCAACTGGACGACCGGCCACTGGATGAACGGCCGTCTCGGGGCCGGAACGCTGGCGGAGGTCATCGCCGCCGTCCTGCGCGATCATGGCTTTTTCGCTTTTGACGTCGAGGAGGTCAGCGGCGATCTTCCAGGCTATGTGCAGGGCGAGATCGCTTCGGCGCGGGCGCTGATCGAGCCGCTGATGCTCGCCTTCCAGGTCGATGCTTACGAGGATGGGCCCATCCTGCGGTTTCGTTCGCGGCTGAAGGCGAGCCGACCGGCCAAAGTGATCGACGTGCTGGCCGACATCGATGGCCAGCCCCTCTGGACGGAAAACCGCAATCATGACGCCGATCATGCCGGCGAGGCGATCATCGGATTTTACGACCAGTTCCTCGATTATGAGCAGGCAAGCAGCCGCTCGCGCCGGGTGGCGGTTACCAACGACCGGGTGCTGCGCTGCGATCTCGCCGCCAGCCTTGCCAAGGAGATGGCGCTGGCGGGGGCGGAAGCCTTGCTGCGCGACCAGTTCGTCGCTCGCCGCTCGGTCAGGTTCGATCTCGCGCCCTTTGATCTCGATCTCCAGACCGGCGATGCGGTGGAACTGCCGGCCGGGCCGGGCGGGCGTTTCCTCGTCACCCGCATCGAGGACGGCAAAACGCGGCACGTGGAAGCCCGCGCCTTCGCCGCCTCCACCGCCACGCGCCCACCCTCGCCACAGGACGAGCCGGCGCCGGGTGGGGGCGGGGTCTTTCCCTTCGCGCCGTTGCTGGTCTTTCTCGATCTGCCGCATTTCGAGGGCGGCCCCTCCGGCGATTTCGCCCGCGCCGCGCTCTATGCGAAGCCGTTCCGGCGCAGCGTGTTGTCGTCTTCGGCGGGAACGGAAGGGTTTCGGCCACACGCGGCGCTGGAGCGTCCGGCGCGGATCGGCAGCCTGCAGGCGGCGTTGTCGCCGGGCGTGCTCGGGCGTTTCGACCGGACGAACAGCCTGACCGTCGACCTGCCCTTTGGCGCGGCGGCGAGTGCTGCCCGTGCCGCCGTGCTGGCGGGCGAAAACCGTCTCGCGGTGCGGTGCCGCGATGGCGGCTGGGAAGTGCTCTGCTACAGCGCGGGCGAGGAAATCGCCCCCGGCCGCTGGCGTCTCACAGGCCTGCTGCGCGGGCTGGGCGGCAGCGATGTGGCGATGCGGGCAGGCGCGGAAGCGGGAGCCCGCGTCGTTTTCCTCGATTCGGCCGTCCGGCCGCTCGGGCTGATGGCGGAAGAGATCGGCCTGTCGTTGAACTGGATTGCGGAAGCCGCGGGCGGGCAGGGCGCGACCGCGCCGCAGGCCTTTGCCGGCGGCATTCGCGCCGAAACGCCGCTGGCGCCGGTGCATCTGAGCGGCCGGCGTCTGGCCGGCGGCGACATCCGCTTCACCTGGGTGCGGCGCGGGCGATACGACGCCGACGACTGGGATGCGGCCGATATCGCGCTCGACGAGCCGGAGGAGCGTTACCGGGTCGAGATCCTCGATGGATCGCTCGTGCGCCGCAGCGTCGAAGTGACCGCTCCGGTCTACAATTATCCGTCGGCATTCGAGGCGGCGGATTTCGGCGGGCCGCAGGCGGCGCTGTCGCTGCGCATTCGCCAGATGGGGCGCCGGGTGCCGCTCGGGGATGCGGCGGAAAAAATGGTTTCACTCTAATTTGAAGGGAGACGCGACATGAACGAATCGAAGCCATGGTATCTTTCCAAGACCGTCTGGGGCGCGGCACTTGCCATTCTCGCCTCGCTGCTGCATCTCGCCGGCGTCGAGATCGGGGTGGAGGAGCAGGGGGCGCTGGCTGATCAGCTCGTTGCCTTCTGCGGGGCGGCGGGCGCGCTGCTGGCGGTTTACGGGCGGATTTCCGCCCGTCACGCCATCGGCCAAAGCCGGCGGGAATGACAGGAAAACGGCCCATTCATTTGCCATTCAGGCGGGGTTGGTTAAGTATGCACTATGGAACATGGCGCGCAAAAGCGTGATACGGGCTTGTGATACCGCCGTGATTTCGTGAAAAACTTGAAGTGTCGTCGCATGCGGCTGTGCCGGATGCGACGGGTTTTTCGACTGGTATCGACGCGTTTTCAGTGGAAGTAGAGGCGATGGCATCTCCGGCGATCTTAGCAACCCTGGCCGCCGGGCTTTCGGCGGCGGCTCCGCAGGATAACGGCATGAGCATACTGGTGGACGTTACCGGTGACTGCGCGGCGGCGGCCGAGCAGGTCGTGGCCGAAACCGGCGGCCAGCTTCTGTCCGCCCAGCCCTCCGGCGATTCCTGCGTCATCACCGTGCTGATCCAGGGCAATGGCAGCGAACGGCCGCGCAAGGTCCGCGTCAAGGTTCCGATGTAA